TTAGGTTTCTTTGAAAAGAAAGCTAAATTTAAACAAGACTTACTTATGCTTGAGGCAAAGGCAAAATATGCCGAACAAATGTCTAAGTATAAAATACAAGAGCTAGATGCAGAAGCTGATATAGCTGAAGCAAAAGCTATTTATGCTCATGCCGAGCAACTTTCCAAAAACAATTCCTCTAAATTTATAGGTGCTTTACAGGCATCAGTACGCCCAGTTATTACATATTTATTGTTTTCTGTGTTTGCTTTCGTTAAAGTTACACAGGTTTATATAGCCATACAGCAAGGTGACGACCCATTAGAAGGTGTAGTAGCTGCGTGGGATATTGAAACACAAAGTATGTTTTCAGCAATCATTGCTTTTTGGTTTGGTAATAGAATGATGAAAAGAAATGGATCATAAAGTATTTTGCAAATTAATAGTAAAAACTGGAACATCAAAAACAGAATTAATGCAAAACTGTGGTGTTTCTAAAATAGCTATAAATGGAATGATTAAAGGCACAGCTTCTGTTCCAGACAGCGTTCAACATTATCTTGTAAATAAACTTAACGCATGATACTATTCTTTTTGTAAATATAGGTAATAAAATGAAGAATATTATAATGGCAGTTTTTGTTTTAGCACTCATAACAGGTTGTGCTAGTTCTAACATTGGTATTAATGCTAACGTACCAGAAAGCCAAAAAGTAAAAATATTAATTGAGACTGAACCAAAGTCTGAATAATGCAAGTACCACAGGTATGTCACTTGAAACAGTGTTTAACTGACGCTGAGATAAATACAATATTGGAAGCAGTAGAAAAGATACCTTCGCAAGATGGAGGTCTTACAGGTGGCGATAATAAAGCGTATAGAAATGTTGACGTAAAGGCTTTTGAGGCTAACAACAAAGAGTTAGAATTTGTTGCTAGTTTTATTGCTGAATTTACGGAGACTGTTAATGACACTTACTGGGGATTTGACATCAAAGGTTTTGCCGAGCCACTACAGTTTCTTACCTATGGAGTAGGTGGTAAATATGACAGTCACATGGATATTAACTGGCAAAATTTAAAGACAATGCGACCCAATAGAAAAATTACAACTATTATACAGTTAAGCGATACAGAAGATTACAAGGGTGGCGATCTTAAATTAGATGTTGATAATGAAGATGATTTTGTCATACCAAGAGATAAAGGTGATATAGTTTGTTTTCCTAGCTTTCTAATGCACAAAGTTTATCCTCTTACATCAGGTACTAGACATTCTATTGTGTCTTGGTTGTCAGGCGACTCTTGGAAATAATTATCTTTTACAATCCTCATAAACAGCTTGATATTTATTAACAAGTTCTGGCTTTCTTATTTGTATTTCTCGTATGCCATGAATAACACTTGTATGGTCTTTGTCATACTTATTGCCAATCTCAACTAAACTTAATATTGAGTTTGTTTTTAATAAATTAAATATTAACCATCTAGCTATGGACAGTTCTTTTACCCTTCTGCGTGATATTAAATCAATAGACGATACATTAAAATCATCACATATCTTTTCTATCGTCTTATCTAAACAATCTTTATTTCTTAATTTGTTCATTTTCGTGAATAGCCCTATCTATATAGAATTTAGCTTTTTTTAAATCTTGTTCAAAATTTCCTTTTTTAGTACATCTCCACACATATTTACTTGCATTACCAAGACAATAAGCAATAAAACCTTTTGCTCCTAACATAGCTCGTATGGAGTCTAAAGCCTCTAACTTATCGCCTTGATAATGTGGAGGGTTGTTTACTAAATCTTCTTCCATTTAAAACGGAATGTCGTCATTTGGCTCAACGCTTGAAGGAGTAGCATTTTGCATTTCATTTGTTCCATGCATTTTAAGTGAATTAACTTTTACCCTTATCGTAGCGTTAGCATCACCATCTTTTTTAACATAAGCATTAATACCAGATAATTCACCAAATATGGTTACTGGTTTACCTTTTGTTAAAAAGCTAGATAGACTTTCACCTAACTTACCCCATAAAGCACAATCATTATAAACAACTGTTTCTTTATTAATGTTAGAAGCAACTGTAAAATTTAATACAGATGTTTCTCCAACTTTTTTTAATTCTGGGTCGTTGGCAAGATTACCAGTGGTATTATATGAGTTCATATTTTTCTCCTATGGTTAATTAAACTCTATCTTCAAGAGCAGTCTTTCTGCTCGCAAAAATTCCTCTTACATAATCAGTATGACTTGACTCTTTTATTTTAATAGCATTATCAATAGCCCAATTATTTAATTCTTCTATTGATGTAATATTGTTAATAGCTATTTCAAAACCTTCTTTTTCTAATTTATCTGCATGACTATCTTCATCAACATAATCATCTTTTGGTAGTTCTTGTTTTGTTTCATGTGAAACATTATCAGGTGGTAAATCCTCACCCTTGTATATAAACAAGCCATAACCAAACATACCTAAACATTTAACAAGACCTCGCTGAAAAGCAGTATTAATTTGAAAGGCATTGGGTTGTGGAACAGGTTTGTTTTTATAATCTAATATGGGAAACTCCTCTGTAAGAGTTCTACCTTCTATAGTAATAGAAACTGACACAAAACCATCTATATCACTTAATTTTTTAGTAAATGTGACATTTGGATAAGCCCTGCTTACATGATCCCATGCAGTAGCCCATGATATATAATTAAACTGACCTTTTTTATCTATATCTTTTTTATCAATCTTAATGGTACTTAATGTTTCAAACACTGTGCCTTTAGTCATCTTTTTCTCCATTTTTAATTCTTGTTAAAGTTCTCATGTGGTCATCTTCCCCAACAGCTTTCCACTTACCACCCCAATCTCTTTCCATTCTTCTTTCTTTTTCACGCCAGTGTTTTTCCCAAGAAAACTCACCATATTTATCGAGCAACTGTTGTATAACAACGTGAAATTTTTTATCCTTGTTCATCTGGTTTCCTGTACCAACTTTTAGTTTCTTGGCAATACCATGAGTTTTCATATCTCTTTGGTCTATGACTGTATTTCTTACCTTTAGCGTTGTTTCTGCCATCTATTAATTTCTTTGCCATTACACTTCCTCAACTTCTGCTGTCATAGGCATATGTAAAATAATATGTTTTGCTTTCATTGGTGGCATATCCCAATAATCTTCCTTTGCCATTTCTAATGCTTGCTCTGGCTTCCATGCTGTAAATTTTTTTTGAATTGTAATAGTTTGATTTATAGTCACGTTATATCTTTTTGGTTTAATTACTTTAGCCATAGTTTTTTTGCCTTATCTTCTAGTTCCTTACCTAAATTCCAATAAAAATCACCCTCAAAATCAGGTATATCTAAAACACTTATAGGATCGTCTATCATTAATAATGATTGTCTTGTTTTAGCTTTCTTAATCATAGCTTTAGAATATCTTTCCATATTCTCAAAAGACATATCTTCACAATTTTCAGGGTGAAATACTTTAGCTTTGTTTTTATTGCCAACAATAATAATAGGATAATATTCTCTGTTCATAGCTTCCCAATACACAGTAATTTGCTCTAAATATGTTATACGAGGCGAGACAGGAATAGAGGCAACGGAAAACCCTCTATTCCCATCTTTTTTTACAGCACCTAATCTTGGTTGAAGCGTCTTGTACTCTATTATAGTTTTTGGATTATTAACTAACATATCGGCATATCCAATAATAGGTACAACCAATCCTTTCGGCTGCCATAAAATTTGTTGTTCAAAATTACCTTCTAAAAACGTCTTGTGTTTTGTTTCTTTATAATCATCTCCACGTCTTTCTTTTAATACATTAATAGTAGCATCAAGCATATTATGTGCAGTAAAAGGTGCGTGTTCTTTGCAACCAATCATTTTGATTTTATCGTTTTCATTAACAGGTATATGATTATCAATTACATTACCTATTTCATCAAAGATTAAATCTATTGTTTCTTGGTCATACTCAAAACTGTTAGGATTTACATTTTGTAAAGATAAATCTAGTGCATCATGTATTGCAGTTCCTGATGTAGCTGGTACACCAAACTCTATTTTTTTTCTTTCTTCAGATGTAAGTTTAACATATTTAAACCACCATAAATTTAATGGTATGTTTAACTGCGAGGCAGAAAAATGTTTTATATTGTATTCTTCTAATTTGTTTTTAAGTTCCATTTTATTTCCTTTCCCCATTATACTCAATTATTCACATAGGTCAATACACAATATTAATAAAGTTAATTTGTAATTTTATTTGACAGGTATATATCAATCTTTATGGAAACTTATTTACATTTAACAACAGCAAGCGTCATCATTATCTGTCTAAGCAAGATATTCTAAATCTTCATTTACAGATTCTGACTCATTGGTTCTCTTACGTCTAGTGCCGCAACTAATGGACAAATCAATAGACATAAGATTAACATTGTTGTCGTTAATATAGTGAAAGAACATTATACA